TCCTTACGATACCACCCAGTATCTTCATGGCAGGCCCGGGGTTGCCTATGCGTTTCAGGATACCGGAGAGCAGCTTCTGCACTTCTTTATCGTCAACTTTTACGCTTACCGCTACGCCGCCCATTTCTTATAATTGACTATTGACTATTTTCGATTGACTATTGGATGAACGCTTCGCTCCCAATTTTAAAAAAACTCTAAAAGAAGAAAGCGTAGCGTTCCATAACTTTAGTTCACTTTAGTCACTTTAGTCACTTTAGTTCACTTGGTTTTCAAATAGTCAATAGACAATAATCAATAGTCAATTTAGAGAGCGTAGCGAACAATGGCTAAGAAAATTACTATACGACAGAAGCTGACCAAGGCGGAATTCAAAAAAAGGTATAACAGCGTTCTTGCCGCCCTGACCGCCGAAGTGTTGCCTTTCTCTGATGATCCGGCTGCCCGGCAGGAACGGATCGAGAGATCGAAAACCGATCACTTTTTCTTCTTCCGCACCTATCTGCCCCACTACTTCTATGCCGAAGAGGCCCCGTTTCATCATGACCTTATCGAGGATCTGGACACCCGGCCCGACCCTAACGACCCGGCGGACGTTATGGTGCCAGTGGCGATCGCGGCCCCACGGGAATTCGCCAAGAGCACCATTACCAGCTTCGGATATGTTATCCACCAGATATGCCATGAGCTCAGGCATTTTATTATCCTGGGCTCGGACACCGAAGACCTGGCCGGAGACCTGGTCGGGTACCTACTTCTGGAACTGGCCATGAACCAGCGGCTTCGCCAGGACTTCGGGCATCTGGCCGAGGTGGACTGGTCTGTCTATGACTTTGTGACAAAAAATGATGTGCGTATCCTGGCCCGTGGCCGGGGTCAACGCATCCGGGGGCTCAAGCATAAACAATACCGGCCCGACTTAGTTATTCTGGATGACCTGGAGAACGACCAGAATGTCAAAAACCCGCGCATTGTCAAGGCATTGCTTAAGTGGATCAAGGAGACGGTATATCCGGGCATCGCATCGACCGGGAATCTGTTTCTCATAGGCACGATCCTGGCCAAAAGGGCGGCGCTCAATATCATTATACGGGGTGAAGAGGAGCCCTATAATCACTGGATAAGCCGTATCTACAGGGCTATCCAGGAGGACGGGACATCTCTCTGGCCCGCGGCTCACCCAATCGAAAAGCTCCTGAAGCAAAAAGAGATCATGGGCTCGGTGGCCTTTAACAAGGAAAAACAGAATAACCCCACGGATGAAGAGAGCGCCTTCAGGGAGGAATGGATCCGATACTACCATGAAGATGAGATCAAGGATGTGGAACTCACAAAGATTTCATTCCTGGATCCATCCAGCAAGGAGACTGGAGATGATAAGGGCCTGGTGGCGGTGGGTCTGGACCGGCAGGCCATGATTTATTATGTATTGCATGGCTGGGTAAAAAAAGCGTCTCCGGCCACCATGATGGACGCCTGTTATCGACAGCATAAGGAGATTGGCTGGATCAGGATGGGGGCCGAGGATAATGCGCTCAAGGATTTTCTACAGGCGGTAATCGATGAGGCCGCCAAAAAATATGGGTACTACCTGCCCATACAGGCCATCAATCACAGCATCAATAAGGAGGCCCGGATCGTGGCGGGCTTGAGCCACCTGGTGGAACACGGAAAGCTCAGATTCAAAAAGGGCCACAGCGACCAGGACAAGATCGTTGAGCAGCTCCTCTTTCTGGATCAGCCCAGCTTTCCGGATGACGGGGCCGATGCACTCGAGGGGGCGGTGAGTTTGCTCCAGACCGGGGCCGGAATCATTGAATTTGAGGCAACAGGACATAAGCGGGAATACACAAGGATATCTAATTTTATGGGGAGATAGATGCCGGAAGAAGAAAAAACGAAAAAGCCCATCACAGATGAGATCGCAACTGCGTCAAAGGATTTTGACATGTTTGCGGGGTGGCTCAAACGGTTGGAGAATCCGGACCCGACACTCCGGACAGAATCCCAGGGCAAGGGGCTTAAGCTCTATGACGAGGTGGATCGTGACCCGCACGCGGGCGCGGTGCTCCAGTCGCGTTATCTGTCGGTGATCAGTAAGGAATGGGAGATGTTGCCCGCCGAAGAACCATCGGCAAAAGGGCGCCCCGCCACTGTGAGCCAGGCGCAGAAGGTCGCCGATTTTGTCAAGGAGACATTGCTCAACACGAATTTTGACCAGGCCCGGCAGGAACTTCTCCAGGCGGTTTTGTACGGTTTTTATGTGGGGGAGGTCATCTGGGAGGTGCGGGATGGGGCCATCGTTCCCCGGCGGATCCGCGCGAAGCATCCGAGACGATTTTCATTTACGATGGATCGTGAACTGCGACTCCTGACACCCCAGGATATGATCGAAGGGGAACCGGTACCGGACAGGAAATTTATCCGGTTCACCTATGGGTCGAGCGACAACCCTTATGGAAAGGGTCTTGGACAGAAGCTCTGGTGGCCCATATGGTTTAAGAAAAACGGGATCAAGTTCTGGCTCGTCTTCCTGGAAAAATTCGGGATGCCCACGGCCGTGGGCAAGTACCCGCCGGGCACCTCCCCGGAACAGCAGGCAGCCTTGTTAGATGCCATTGACGCGATCCATAACGAGACGGGGATCAAGATCCCGGACTCGATGGCCATCGATCTCCTCGAGGCGGCCCGGTCCGGCAAGGTGACCTATGAGACCATCTGCGAATACATGGATAAGCAGATCAGCAAGGCCGTCCTAGGCCAGACCGCCACGACCGAGGGAACGCCGGGAAAATTAGGAAATGAGCAGTCCCAGGAAGAGACAAAACAGGACATTATGGAGTCCGATGCAGGTCTCCTGGATGAATGTCTAAATAACTCGATCATCCGGTGGATCGTCGATTATAATTATCCGGGCATTACCGCGTACCCGAAAATACAGACCAGGACAGAGGCGGAAAAGGATCTGAAGGCCCTGGCCGAGAGGGATAAGACCCTGGTCAATGATATCGGGCTTCCCATTACCCGACGGTATTTTTATGAGGCTTATGCCATACCCGAGCCGGAGGAGGGAGAGGAGACGGTCCAACCGAAACAGAAAACGGATTCGCCGCCCAATAAGGCCGAATTTGCCCTCCGGGGTGCAGACCCCTATCTGCCGGAGACCGAGGATCTGTCTCCGGCAGATACATTGGACGCCCTGGGAGAGAAAACGCTCAAAGCGGCTGATCTTAGTGGCCTGATGAAGCCGGTGGAGGATCTCCTGGCTTCCGTGAAGTCTCTCGATGAATTCAGGGATGGTCTGCTCGAGCTGTATGGCGATATGGATGAATCAACATTGGGCAACCTGATGCAGAGGGCCTTTACCGTGGCCGAACTGGCCGGGAGATTCGATGTTATTGAGCGCTGAATATATGAGCCTGCCCTTTGATGAGGCCATCACGTTTTTCAGGAAAAAGCTCAATGTGCCCACGGCGACCTGGAAGGACCTCTGGAAGGCCATGCATACCCGTGCCTTCTCCGTGGCCGGAGCCATGAAGACCGAGCTGATCGAGGATCTGCGTAAGGCCGTGGATCAGGGCATTTCCGAGGGGACGACCCTGGCGGAATTCCGCAAGGGCTTTGACGGCATCATTCAAAAGCACGGATGGATATATAAGGGCGGCAGGGCCTGGCGGACGGCGGTTATTTTCAACACCAACCTGAGCGTGGCCTATTCGGTCGGGCATTATACCCAGATGATGGACCCCGATGTCCTTAAGGCGAGGCCGTTTCTGAGATATGTGGGATCTAGTTCGGCTGAGCCGAGAGAAGAGCATATGAAGTGGTATAACACGGTGTTGCCCGCGGACGATCCCTGGTGGGATACCCATTACCCGCCGAACGGCTGGGGGTGCAAATGCGGTGTGGTGAGCCACTCCGCCCGTGAAGTGGAGAGACTGAAAAAAGAGGAGGCCGGGGGGGCGCATCCCATTGAAACTAAAGCGCCCAATATCGAGCGCTATGAATGGGTGGATAAGGCAACGGGCGAGATCCACAAGATCCCGAAGGGCATCGATCCCGGGTGGGATTATAATCCGGGAAAAGAAGGATTCAGGGACTGAGGGGATGGGCGGCGTAGCGGTAAGCATAAAAGTCGATGATCGGGAAGTGCGGAAGATGCTGGGTGGGCTCCTGAAACGGATGGGCAATTCTGCGCCTGCCATGAAGATCCTGGGGGCGATCGCACGGACGTCCATTGTCCGGAACTTTGAAAAGGGTGGGAGACCCACGAAGTGGCAGGCGCTGTCTCCCGAGACGCTCAAGACAAAAAAAGGCACGGCTATCCTGAGAGGACAGGGCATGGCGGGCGGTCTGATGGGCTCGGTCAATTACAAGCCGTTCAGCGATAAGGTCGTGATATCGGCCAACAAAATCTATGCGGCCATCCATCACTTCGGGGGCAAGGCCGGTAGGGGCCGCAAGGTCACGATCCCGGCACGGCCGTTCATGATGGTGCAGGATGAGGACTGGGTGGAAATGAAGGCGGCGCTGGGGGATTACATCATAAGGGGGGCATTATGAAATTCACCGGGTTTGAGGATTGGATCGAGATATTCAGGGGTGGGAAGCAGGTTGACAGCCGGGGTAATGAGCATGACGGGGATGAGGTGATTGATCAGGCATTGGCCAGCTTCAATGTTGAGGAGCATGAGCCGCCATTGACCGTGGGACATCCCGAGGATAATTCCCCGGCCTTCGGCTGGGTGGAAGGGCTGAAGGATACCGTGAAAGATGGTGTAAAGGTTCTCATGGCCAAGTTCAGGCAGGTGGTTCCGGAATTCGAGGACATGGTAAAAAAGGGCCTCTTTAAGAAGCGCTCTGCCAGCTTTTACCCGGACGGGAGACTCAGACACGTGGGGTTCCTGGGAGCCGCGCCGCCCGCGGTCAAGGGCCTGGCCGGTCTGAAATTTAAAGACCCGGCAGAGGCCGTCACGTTCGACTTTTATGATGCGGGTATGAATACGATTGCGGGTCTTTTCAGAAAATTGCGGGACTGGCTCATCGAGAAAGAAGGCAAGGAAGCGGCGGATGCAATCATCCCGGATTGGGATGTGGAATATATCAGGGAGGAGGCCAAGGCCAATAAACAGGAAATTCAAACCGACGTAGTTCCGGCGTTCAGTGCCGTTAAAAGCGGTATTGATAACAGGAGCACGGTCAAAAACGAGGAGGGTAAAATGCAATTTAAAGAGAGGATTAAGAACATGTTGAGCTTTATGGGCGTGGACGTGAGCAAGGTGCCGGATGATGCGATCCCGGATAGCCTGCCCGCGGACATGAAGGCACCGTCCTTCAGCGAGGCCGACATCGAGGCTGCCCGTAAAAAGGCAGCAGACGATGCCAGGATCGCAGAAAGGAGAAAAGTGGAGGTGGAGTTTGCGGAGAAAGACCGCCAGAAGCGCCAGGAGGCACGTCAGAAAGAGATCTCCACCTGGTGCGATACTTTGGTCGAAAAGGGCAGGATCGCGCCGTCCTGGGTCAAATACGGGCTCCCAGAGGTGCTTAATTACCTTGCCGCGATCGAAGACGTGATCGAATTCGGCGAGACCAAGGAAAAGGCGACCTATTACGACCGGCTCAAGGGGCTTTTCGAGACTGAGATTCCGAAGATCGTGGAGTTTAAAGAGATCGCCACGCGGGATACGGACATGGGCGCGGGCAGTGCGGGCGAGAAGCTGGAGCAGCTCACCCGGAAGAAGATGGCGGATAATAAGGACCAGAACTATACGGAGGCCTTCTCCGCCGTGCAGAGAGAACATCCCGGCCTGGCGGTCGAATACCGGCAGGAGATAAGCGGGTAAAGAATTGACGATTGAATATTGAATATTGACGATTAGCTGAGGAACGCTGCGCTTTTTCTCCTTAGAGTTTTTAAATAGTTAATAGACAATCGAAAATAATCAATCAAAAAATATGGAGGTAAAAGATAATGGCAACTGAACAGGCAATATGGAGGGAAACTTTTGAGGCCGCCGAGGACCTGTCCGACTATCAATATCACTTTGTAGTGCTCAATACGAGCGGCAAGGTGAGACTTATGGATGCGGAGGATGAGGTGGCAATCGGCATCCTGCAAAACGCGCCGGAAAGCGGGGACGCGGCCGACGTCATGATCATCGGCAAGTCCAAGCTCGTGGCCAACGCGGCCCTCACCGTGGGTAAGTTCGTCAAGCCCGAATACGTGGGCGCAACCGATGCGGGTAAGGGTGACGACGCCGGCACATGGTGGGATACGGCGCGGGGCATGGTCGTGGAAGCAGCCGGCGCCGAGGATGATATATGCTCGGTCATCCTTTTCAGCCCCTTTGCAAGGACAAAGGGCGGGATGGTGAAGCAGATGACGGTCAGCGCCGTTACCGATACGGCCACCATCACCGCGGCGCAGGTCCTGGGCGGATTTATAGACGGGACCCCGGTATCGGCGGCAACGTACACGCTTCCCACCGGAACGCTGATGGCCGCCGCATTGAATCAGGCAGGTATAGGGAACGCCATTGAATTCACCATCAAGAATTCAGGGACCGATGCCGATGCCATCACGGTCGCCGGAGGCGAGGGTGGCACAGCAAAAGGCACCATGACCATTGCGCAGAATAATTCAAAGCGTTTTCTGCTCATCATGACGGCTGCGGCGACATACGATGTATA